TCAACTTCTTCCGAGAAGCAAGCCCCGCACTGGCCACAAAGTGGATTCGTTCGGGTAGGATCTCACCCTGGATCCTCTACACCGTGGGCGAGGATCTGCTGGACCGCATGAGCAACGAGCAGCTGATTTTGATCAAGGAGTGGATTGACCCACGCTTTTGGCCAGCCAAGCTGCGGGACAACGCGGATGATGTGGAGATCATCAAGGCAACCCTGCGGGAAGCCGGCGTGTGAGCAGCATCAGCGATCCTGAGAACGCAATGTTCCGAGCGGCCAGCACCGTGGCTGCCCGGCACGTGGACAACGAAATCATCCAGGATGCCATGAACAAATTGGCAATGGCCGTGAAGCTGTTGTATCCGGATGAACTGCGGCACATGGAGCGGCAGTTTGTCACGCTCACCGAGCGACGCCTTGTTGCCGAAGCTCGAAGACAGAATGGACCACTGGGATGAGTGATCGCGACGACGAGTTCTACATACAGGCCATCGCCATCGCTGCACACCGGCACCGCAACAATCCGCTGATCTCCAAGCAACTGGATCGGCTCATGGCCATGGTCAAGCTAGTGGAGACCGAAGATCTCAACGCGGCTGCTCAGGAGCTCCGCGACTGCAATGACCACTATGACAGCCATCGGAACTGGAAGCGCAATTGGGGCGCTGTGCGAGGCCAAGGCGCACCCATTTCCAAGGGCGTCAAAGCGGGGCAGAAGTTCACCATCACAGTGGGCACAGGAACAGGTAAATCCATATTGGCAAGCGAGGCCATTGAGCACACCCAACGAGCTCTGGCCGAAACCAACAACAGCGAGGCCAAACATGGCGGACGACTTCTACCCTGATATGTATGGCGGCGATCCGCGCCGCAAGTATGACGAGCCTGCCGGTGCCACTCCGGCAATCTCGCCCGCCGCAGCCGCGCACAAGCAACTGGGTGGTCTCAAGATCACTGGCAGTCACATCAAGCGAATCCCCATGGGGGATCAGGTCCTGGAACTGCCCACGGCCGCCTACGTGAAGCTGCTAGAGGATCAGATTCGAGCCCTGCGCAATGAGGTTCGAGAGAGCCAGACCCACAATCGTAGGCTTGCCAACGCACACAACAAGCTGGTCCAGCAGATGGATCTGCTGCGTCGCGAACTAGCCACCAAGCTCACCGTGAGGCCCCAGTGAACACTGTAGTCGTGGTAGATGATTTCCTAACTGGTCGTTCTTGGCACAGCCACCTGGGCGATGATGCCTTTGTACAGGTTGACGCCAACTGGGACAAGGGTGACCAGCTGCTGGTGGAGCTTAGCCGCACCCGCTTCTTCGCAGATTGCGACACATGGAGCAAGCTGCGACCCATTCACTTCAAAGCGATGATCCTGCGCAACTTCCAGCACGCGGATCAGCTCTCGGAAGAAGAATTCGTAGAGGATCACCCCACAGTGCTGAGCCTGCGGTTTCTCATCGCCGGCCTGGTTCGCTGCCTCCGTGAACGCGCCGACGCGGACGTGGACATGCTCAAGATCCGCAGGGTCAACAAGGACACTGTGAATTTTGACCTCGTGAGCAGCCTGAATCTAGAACTAACTGACCGGGCACCACCCACGGGCCTCCAGTTGGTTGTGGACAACACGAAGAAATGAGCCACGAAGACAACCTCCTCAACGCGAAGCCGGTCCAGCACCCCACGAACTTAATGAACTTCACGGTGACTCCCATTATGATGGAGAGCAAGGATTGGAACGAGATTTCGCGCTGGCTCAGCGAGCGCGATCTCCACCACATTGTGGAGCGTATCGAAACGATCCGCTTGCTCATGTTGGAACTGAGATTCCAAAACGTGAGTGATGCCGTGGAGTTTAAGCTTAGATTCACATGAAAATCGTAACTGACATTGACATCGACTTCGCGGATCGCGAAGCAGCGCTGGCAGATCTCCTGCACATTCCTGCGAGCATGTACCAGGACGGCGATCTCAAGCGGCACAATGTTGGTGTGTACTTTCAAAGCATTCCACAGGATCCGCAAACGGGGTTGGCCTCAATTGAGTACAAGAGCGCTGAGGAACGCGGTTACTTCAAAATCGACTTCCTCAACCTCACGGTGTACAAGGGCGTGCGTGATGAAGCTCACTTGGATGAGCTCATCCAGCGCGAGCCCCTCTGGGACATGCTGGATGAATCCAGCATCGTGGAGCAACTGTTCCACATCAGCGGACACTTCGATGTGGTAAGCCGCATGAAGCCCCGCAGCATCCTGCAGCTGGCCATGGTGCTGGCAATGATCCGCCCGGGCAAGCGACACCTCGTAGGGCGCAGCTGGGTCGAAGTAGAAGCTGACATCTGGAACCTGGACCTCACGGACGCCTATGCGTTCAAAAAGGCTCACGCGGTGAGCTATGCGATGGTGCTGGTGGTTCAGATGAACCTCATGGTGGAAGCCCTTGAAACTGAATCAGAGCCGTCTTGAAATCTTCCATGAATCCCTAGGCAACTCTAGGTACCACAGCGTGCTCACGTGCAGGCTCACCAACAGCAGTGAGCCCCACTCCCCGAGGTATGACCTCCTGCCGGTGGGGCTGTTTCAAAAGCTCAACGAAGGAATCCTCTACGGGCTAGCGGAGCAACAGCAGGCCCACATCGTCAAGGATTATGCCGAGGTTCTGCTGAGCCAAGGCAACTCGTTCATCCACAATGAGGAACGCATCGAGTGGATCAGCGACCACGTCCGGAGCCCTTGGTTCGTGGAGCTTGGTGATCCCGATGTGGGCGAGGATGCTCACCTGTTGTGGAGCTTCAGTAACGTTAACGACGCCGTGCTGTTCAAACTCACGTGGCACACATCATGAAGCCAGAACCCCCGGACCATTTCCAGGTTGTGAGCATCTCGGGCGCCGCCCTTGCGCCGGATGTGGACCTGCTCAGCTTCTCGGTGCACCTGGGGTGGCGCGAAGTGTACCTCCACATGATGCAGATTGCCCCCACTGAGATGGATCTCAACGCGGGACGATTCCTGAGGTTCTCCCGCTATCGCCAAAGCTGCCGGGTGCTCATCCGCGATGAGCCGCTGGCCCACGCACCTCGGCTGGCATTCAACGGCAGGATTGCGGACTGGATCAGCGCCAACACGCACAGCCGATGGAGCTTCTTCATCGACTACCGCCACATGGGCGATTACACCACGGAATGGAACTTTGAAAGTTCCGCCGATGCCATCATCTTCAAACTCACCTGGGGCTAGCCGTGTATTGGGATTACGACTACGACAGCGAGCCGGAACCGGACTTCATCCCCAAGCCGGAAGATCACCTCAGTGTACGGAAGATTGATCACAACATCATACTGAGCTGGAGCGAGTTCAAGAAGAACGGTCGCATCGACGGAGCCCGTTGGGTGCTCAACAATCTCAAACAGCGTGAGTGCAATCTGGATCAGGGTAGGTTCAAACGGTTCCAGTATGAGCCCTGCGAGCATCGCGTCGAGCAGGCCATGGACCGGGATGGATGGGGATTTGAGGAGATGGACCACCATCGAACAGCGGTGTTTGATTGGCTCGGTGCCAATACCCGATCACGTTGGAGTTTTTCCTGCAAGATTCACTATCACGAAGCCATGCAGTTTTGGTTTACTTTTGAGGACCCGGCGGAACTCTTACTGTTCAAGCTTACCTGGGCTTAGTTGTCGATCTTGCGTACTAGCTGGATTTGGCGGCGCTTGATGCGCTTGGCCGCGATGTTGTCCAGACTCACACAGGGGCCGGAGAAGATCTGAAAATCCTTGGTCACAAAGGTTTTCATATAGGGTCGGAAGGGAACCCAGCGATCCTTGAGTGCAATGTTGATGGGAAGTTGTCGATTGGTCTCCCACCACCACTCATCACCCAACTGGAGGAACAGCTTCTTGTGATCCTCTGAGGGGAGGTTGTCGTACACGTACATGCTGAGGATTTGAGTATCACTGTTGCCAATGATGCCCAAGTATTCCTGTTCGCCGCCACTCTGGACCACGTACTTGCCCCAAGTTAGGAAGGGGAACTTTTCAAGTGTCTTGTTCATAGTCACCACGACCTACTAAATACTGTACTTGCGTTTATTTATGCAGAGCTTTTTCTGTCAGGTCGGGAGGGTGCATGAGCAAAGTCACGCTGTACAGCACCAAGAGAAGGATCGATCTCACCCTGCATGGCGACGCTGTGCCGAATTGGAACTATCCCATGCAAACACCGGACTTCAGGGCCTACAAGGGCGCCACCACGGACGTGGAATTCATTGTTCGCAACGTGGATCGCAAGCCTGTGCCGCTGACCGATGTGATGCTGGTTCTCAACGTGCTGGATATCCAGTCGCGCCAGGTCCTGTTCCAACTCCCCCTGATCACGCTGGATGCTCAACGAGCCCTCGCTAGGGTCACCCTTTTGCCGGAGCACCTCATGCTGCTGGACACGGGGTTCTATGCATTCTCGGTGGCCCGCAGCGATGGACGACTGCTCTACGTGGACCAGTACGATCAGGCTCGCGGCTTCTTTGAAGTCATGGACGGCGCCGCACCCGTGGCCAAGCCCACCCTGGCCATCCCCCGCACGGCATTCCGCCCCTATCGGGAGCGCGACATTGACCAGCTGGGATTCGTGAGCGGCGCTTACTCCGCAGCCAACATTCACGGCCTCCACACATTCGCCGTGTACACGGATCGCTTCGACGGCAAGTTCTGGGTTCAGGGCAGCCTGGAACAGGATCCTCCGGAGTACGACTATGGTTGGTTCAACCTGCCCCTGCGCGGTGAACTCACCCACATGTTCCACCGCGTCAGCGGTGTCACCTGCTTCAATGTTGAAGCCAAGCTCAACTGGATTCGCTTCCGTTTCGAGCAAGACCTCCTAAATCATGGAGAGGTCACTCAGGTGCTCCTGAGAAATTGACACTGGATCATTCCAGTCTTTATATTCACACTAACACTACAAGAACAAGAGGTAGCCAATGCCCGGGATTGATTTCTCGAAGCGTTATCACGACTATGCCCGGTTCCTACCGGCTATCAGTGAAATGTACACCCGATTTGTGACGAATCCCAATCCCAAGCGTCCCTGCCCGGTTCCGCAGCAGGACTTGGACTTTCTCGATCCCAACAGCGGACTCTACTACATCCCCTGTGCGCTGTACTCGGCCGGACAGGCCGCGAAGAGCAAGAACGCTGCTCATCGTCAGGACATGGTAACGGGTCGGGATCGCAGCCTGGGCAACATCATCCTTGGTGACTCCGGTGGGTTCCAAATCCAGCAGGGCAGCATCAAGTTCACAGGCGACGAAACCCGCGAGCGCATGATGCGCTGGCTGGAAGCCAACTGTGACTGGAGCATGGTGCTGGACTTCCCCACTGGTGGTATCGGCATGGGAACCGTGGCCGAACACACCAAGCGACTCACCGCGGAAGGCGAAGACCTCGTTGCGTATTGCCGCAGCCTGGGACTGCCCGTGAGTGATGAAAACGTGGCTTTCGCAACTTGCTTGCGGCAGACCATCATCAACAACGACTACTTCATCAAGAATCGCGTGCCCAAGGGCACCGACGGCAGCACCAAGTTTCTCAACGTGATCCAGGGCCGCAGCCTTGAGGAGAGCAACATTTGGTATGAAGCAGTCAAGCACTACGACTTCGAGGGTTGGAGCCTAGCGGGTCCGCACAAGGAGAACTTTGACATGACCCTGTCGAGGTTCATCAGCATGCGCGATGACAACCTGCTGGCGGACAAGGACTGGACGCACATCCTGGGTGTGGGCAAACTGGCCAACGGCTGCGCATACACAACCATGCAGCGCCAGATCCGCAAGCACTACAACCCCAACTTCACCATCTCCTACGACGTGAGCAGCCCGTTCACCACCGCAGCCTATGGCAACCTCTTCCTCGGATACACGCTGGACAAGAGCGCGTGGACGATCCAGAGTTGCAAGCTCGATGGTCGTCACTTCCTCCCCGGCTACAATCCCAAGGATCCGGCACAGGCAGTGTACGAAACCACTGTGAACGGCAAGCAGAAGGTGCTGCCCAACATGAGCAAGGTGCAGTTCCTAGACGAGCTGCGCAAGCACTGGGACAACAAAGTGTTCACGCACACCAGCGAGCTCGTGGGTGATCTCGTGAGCATGCCCGATGGCAACGACCTCCGCAACAACAGCCGGTTCGTTGAAACCAATGTGGGCAAGCAACTGCGCATGGGCGACATCTGTGTGAACGAGGATGACAAGTACACATCCACGTGGGACGTGGTGACCTATGCTCTGCTGATGAACCACAACGTGCAGGTTCACCTTGAAGCAGTGTTCGAGAGCCAGGAGTTGTACGACAACGGCGACGTTGCTCGTGTGCCCATGGAGATGCTCCAGATCAAGGAGATCATCGAAGAGGTGCTGGATCCGGCAACCAAGGATCCCTATGGGATCATCAAGCGCAACCAGAAGGTCCTGCGGTTCCTCAGCGGCGACAAGGCCGACGCTGGCGTGCCGATGACTGAGGATTTCGCTCTCACGGCCCCCAAGGAGTACAATCAGGCTCTGGAGAAGATGCGGGATCACCACAAGGCGGTGCCGTTGAACCTCAACAAGGTCACGGATCTGTTCGGCTGATGAGCAACTTGGTTTATGATGCCATGCTGAGGTATGCGCCGCACTCGCGGCGGCGCACACCCGGCGGATGGTGGGGCTTCAACTGCGTGTGCTGCGTGCACAACGGTCAGGCCCGACCTGACACCCGCAACCGCGGAGGCATCAAGCTGAGCTCCGACAACGTGAGCGTGTACAACTGCCACAACTGCAAGTTCAAAGCCAGCTGGGCTCCTGGAAGGCAGCTCAGCAAGCGCATGAAGGACCTGCTCGGCTGGATGGGCATGCCCACGGATGAAGTCAAGAAGCTGGACTTCAAGGCGTGGCAGATCAAGAGCCAGCACGAACAGGGTGAGCCCACGGTTCGCGAGTATACCCGGCTGGAGTTCAAGGAAACCACGCTGCCCCTGGGTGCGCAGCCTCTGAGCCACTGGCTGAGTCAGCCCACCATTGATCCGGACTGCCTCGCCGTGGCGCAGTATCTGGCTGATCGCGGCGAAGCCGTGCTCGCCGGGTACGAGTACTATTGGACACCCAACAAGAAAAACAACCTCAACCGGAGGCTGTTGATTCCCTTCCTCTGGGAGGGCAAAACTGTGGGCTGGACAGCCCGAGCAATCTTCCCCACCAAGGAACGCTATTACGGTGACACCCCGTTGAACTACCTGTTCAACACCCAGGTGATCACACACCAGCGCAAGTTCATCCTCCTCAACGAGGGCGTGCTCGATGCCACCGCGATTGACGGCGTGGGCACCATGGGTGACAAGATCACCCCGGATCAGTGCCAGTGGCTCAACCACACGGGCAAGGAGATCATCGTTCTCCCGGACAGGGAAAAGAACGGTGGTGCGCTGGTGGACGTGGCCATCCAACAAGGTTGGAACGTGAGCTTCCCCCGGTGGGACAAGGGAGTCAAGGACGCTGCGCAGGCCACCCAGATGTACGGCAAGCTGTATGCACTCTGGTCGGTTATTGACGCTCGGACCAACAACCGCTTAGAAATCAACGTAAAGCGGAAGATGCTCCTAAAGTAAAAACAATAATAAGAAAAGGCAGGTATGATGGCGCGGGAACCGGAAGAGATCATTGAGTACAGCAGCGACGTTCAAAAGCTGCTCCTGGAGTTCATGCTTTGCAACAACGAAGCATTCGTTCGCTGCCAGGATATCGTAAAGCCAGACTACTGGGACGACCGCCTCAAGAGTTCCTGCCGTTACATCCTCAAGTTCTCTGAGCAGTACAACGTTCTTCCCACGCCGGATCAGATCCACGCCGAGACTGGTGTGGAACTGCGCCGGCTGGATGACATGAGCAAGAGCCAATACACGGATTGGTTCATGGACACCATCGAGAGCTTCTGTCGGCACAAAGCCATGGAACAGCTCACGTTTGATGCCCCCGCGTTGATTGCCAAGGGACAGTATGCGGAATTGGAGCGCCGCTCCAAGGACAACATGCTGATTTCCTTGCAGAAAGAGCTCGGCACGGACTACTTCAGCAACCCTCTGGAGCGACTCCAGCGGATGAAGGACCGCACGGGCATGACTTCCACAGGGTGGAAGCACATCGACGAAAAGCTGTACGGCGGCATGAACCGGGGAGAGCTAACCTTCTTCGCAGGTGGTCCCGGAACGGGCAAGAGCTTGTTCCTGCAGAACCTCGCATTGAACTGGATCCAAATGGGTCTCAACGTCGTGTACATCACACTGGAGCTCTCGGAAGAGCTGGTGGGATTGCGCTTTGACGCGATGATTGCCAACACTCCCACCAAGCAGATCTTCAAGAACCTTGAAGACACTGCAATGAAGGTGGCGCTGGCCAACAAGACGCACAAGTGGGGCAAGCTCCAGATCAAGAAGCTGCCCGAGGGTGGCACGTCAGCCAACAACATCCGAGCCTATCTCAAGGAGTACGAGATCCAAACGGGCATCCGTCCGGATGCGATTTGCGTGGACTACTTGGATCTGCTGCATCCCAACAACGTGAAGATCTCTGCGGCTGACCTGTTCATCAAGGACAAGTACACCTCGGAGGAACTGCGCGGACTGGCAGCAGAGTGGAACGTGCTCGCAGCCACAGCTTCGCAGCTGAATCGCGCATCCGTGCAGGAGCAGGACTTTGACGTCTCTCACATGGCTGGTGGTATCTCCAAGGTGAACACCGCGGACAACGTGCTGGCAATCTATGTGACTGCGGCGATGAAGGAACGCGGTGAGTATCAGATCCAGTTCCTCAAGACTCGTAGTTCCAGCGGCGTGGGTCAGAGGATCTACTTGAAGTTTGATCAGGCAACGCTGCGCATCATGGACATGCTCGAGGATGATGCAGCACCGGTGAGCGGTCTCGCGGGCATCACGCAGAAGCTGGCTCAGGGCAAGGCACAGAGTCAGGTTGGTGGCAACATTCCCCCGCATCCGGCGGAGGAAAAGAAGGTCAACATGGGAACCAGCTACACTCCAGCGGCGGCCCAGGGCAGCATCAGCGAGCGAGCAGTGGCAGCGGTGAACGAACGGCACAGCGGGGAAGCAGCCAACATCCGCAGCATCATCAAGAGGCTCAACCGTTGAGGTGGGCCTCCACATAAATATTCTAACAACCATTGGAGATTCTCAAGGATGCCACGTCATCTGCAGGAAATGCGCACATTCATGCTGCTGAGCGAGGACGCCGTCCAAGCTCGCCAGCCTGTGCGCGTGCGCGAGGAGACGGTGCAGCCGGTTCAGGTGGATATCACCGAAGAGCTTCTCAGCGAATTGAACGATTTGCAATTCCGTTTTCAAAGCTTCCAGGAACTCAACGAGGACCAGCAGTATGCGCTGGGTGTGGAGCAGGGTCTCAGCAAAGCTGCTGAGATGCTGGGCCGATTGCTCGAGAAGTATTCGGACTTGAAGTAAAGGCTACACCCATGGATCAGCGGATGCGCAGCATCATTGAAGAGCTGGATAGCATGGTCCCGGAAAGGGACAAGCACCAGATCATCGAAGCAAGGGCTAACAATGTGATCGCAAGCTGCGTGAATCTCATGCAGTTGATCGCAGAAAGCTTCAGCGAAGGAGAGGCAGACGAGCTCAACAAGCGCCTGCTGGGAGCTATCCGCCTCAAGGATGCCGAAAAGTTCAACCGCAAGATTCGCGAGTACAAGCGAGAGACCAAGAAGAGGCTCAAGTAATGACCGACCGCAACACCGACATGCGCAGGATCGCAGACCAGATTGCAGAAGCTGGTCTCATGGCCAAGGCTGCTGACAGTGTTGCGGCTGGCTTGGGCAGCAAGAGCGCGTCGGGTCGCCAGGACACTCGGGCGTTTGCCAAGCAGATGTACCAGGCCTATCGCACCTATTTGGGTCGCATCGGTAAGAAGCCCTCGGAGACCAACCTGCTCCAGTTCCTCATCGCCCACGTGGGCTTTGGCGCCGAGGATGCTAGGGAGCTCTTCCAACAGACGGGCATCCCGGATCCCATTGCCAAGACCGAAAGTATCATCTTGGAACTCGACGGCAGCAAGCTACAAGACCTGTTCACGGCGGCTGCGCAGATGGGCTTCGAGAAGAACATTGTCAAGATCAAGGGCGATGACAAGGGCGGATACGGGATCAACCACTACGGTGGTGGCTACCGCAGTGACCGCAGCCGAGCCGCACCCACGGGGGCCAAGCCGGCTCCGGAAGCCAAGCCCCACAGCAGCGACTCCGTGGATCCCACCACGGACACCGTGCCCAAGTCGGACGAGGCCAAAAAGGTCAACAACAAAATCGACAAGAAGCTCATGCTGCGCATTGCCAAGCAGCTGGGTTTGGAGGAAGAGGACATCAAGGATCTCAACGCCAGCGTGGACAGCACCAGCTTCCAGAGCTTGGCCAACGATCCCGAAGCCCGGCCACAGCTGGCTATCATCGGCTATGCGTTCCTCAAGGCCAACGGCAAATAATTGACACCCCCTGAGCCCATGCGTAAACCACACGCATGGGCATTCCTCATCTAGAAGACCTCCCCCTGGACAAGCTGCTTCGTGTGCTCAACGAGCCATGGGTGGCTTCGGAGAAGCTCGACGGCAGCTTCATGGCGTTTGGGCTCGATGAGCAAGGCAACTTCTACACACGGCGCAAGGGTGACCAACTCTGCTACTCAGTAGAGGATTGGCCCAACATGCCCTGGTGCAACAGTTTCCGCTGTGCGCACTCTGCCGCCCAGGCATTCATGGACGCCCTGTGTGACGCCGATTTGGGGCTGCAAGCACCCTTTGAATTCGAGGCCGAGATCCTCTGGGGCCGCCAGCCCAACACGGTCACGTACGGACATGGCCCCGACAGTTTCATCGTGATCACCGGTGGCAACAACCGAGATTACATCAGTGCAGCTTTCCTGGACACGTTCTTCAAGGATGGCGCATGCGTGACAACCACACCCATTTGGCACACCACCGATGGCGTGGAGTTGACGCAGCGCATGCACGAGGATCGCTGGCACTGCATCAGCTTGGATCCGTTCCAGCTTGATACGCACCTCAGCAGACCCGTAGTGGACCTCCTGGTGTGGCTCAACAAGCCGCACAAGAACTGGGAGGATGCTAGGATCAAAGACATCCTGGCAGTGAACCTCAACCGTCGGCCCGAATTTGTGCCGGAGAATCTCTGGAAGAGTGCAGCCCGAGACGTTCTCAAGGCCCAGCTAAAAGCTCAGCGCGAATTCGGCCGGCAGGAGTTGGTTTGGCAGTTGAATCGCATCAAGGATGCCGTGCTCTACGAGGCCAGGCGCAAGCACCTCGCGAGAACAGATGCATCCAAGATGGATGCATCGGGTAGGGGTCGTGAAACCGAGGGTATCGTGTGCCACAGCCTCAGCGGCGTCGTGTTCAAGATCACCCCGCGCGCGGATTTTGCCGAAGCCAACCTGTACTCGCATTGGGTTCGCTATGCCCTACAAGGGGGTCGCCGGCCCGCTCGGCCCAGCTTCCTCAGCCGTACAAAGCACTGGCCCATTCCGCAGCGGCTGGCCCGCTTGGACGTGCTCCGGCGCAGATATCTTGACAACAAGACCTACTTGGGCACAACCAACAACTCGTACAGGGTGTGGTATGAATCTGACGAGCTCAACCAGCGCACGCTGTTGCTGTTCGCAGAGCTTCGCGTGAGGATCCAAGATGGGTGGTAAGGCATTCGACAACACCCGGCGGGTGAACCGCACCGAGGTGTTTAATGTGATCAACGACATTGGTCGCAGGCTCATGCCGGACGAAAAGATGCTGAGCATCGTGCTGGGATCCGCAGGGCTCAGCGAAACCAGCGGAGACATTGACCTCAACATTGATCTGCGCCGGCACGACTATGCTGGTCTGCTCTCGAAGCTGACGCACCTGCTGGGCACGGAGAACGTGAAAGCCCGACCCGGCAACAACCAGATCTTCACCAGCTATCCCATCCCCAACACTGTGGATGATCAGCGAGTGCAGGTGGACTTCATGTTCTCCGAGCACCCTGAGTGGCAGACTTTCAGCTATTCTAGCCCGGGAGACCGCAGCGCTTTCAAGGGCTTGTTCCGCACAGAACTCATCAAGGCTGCTGTGGCGTTCAACAGCGATTGGGTGCTCATCGAGGATGGTGAAATGGTGGCCCGAGTGGGTCCCACGTTCTTCCACGACCGAGGCATCCTGTGGCGCTATCGGTTCCGCCCCTACAAGCGCAACAGCACCCAGCGCGTGAAAGCCCTGGTGGAAGCCACAGAGGAAGCATTCATGGAAATGTTTCCGGATGCACGGGCGGCCACGAACACAGTGATCCTCACCGAGTATGGCGTCTACGAACTCATCTTTGGTCCTGTTCCACAAACCATAAGCATGGACCGCTTCGACGTGTTCTTCTCCTATGAGAACCTACACGAGGCGCTCAAGGAGTTCTACGACGCCGGCAGCTACCACAGCATCATGCAACTCTACCTGGAGCGGTTAAATAGCTTGAAGGTGGAGATCCCCGACGCAATCATGGATGAGATCCAGCACGGCGCGGGTATCTGATCTCCCCAGGGAGATCCAGCATGAGATGGCATGAAATCGTCGGTGAGAGTGTGCTCACCGAACTGTTCGACAGCACCGGTGGCGCAGAGTGGAGCGTGAAGAGCAACACTGAGTGGCGCGCCGACTTCGTTGTGGACGACATCCCCTTTGAGTTCTACGTGGAGATCAACTCTCGCACCAAGATGTGGGAGATTGAATTCGCCGTGGACAACCGCCACGACAAGGTCAAGCGCGGCGGTGCCTTTGGCAGCACCGGTGCCAGCGGCACTGCCAGTGTCAAGGTGTTCGGCATCGTAGTGGGACTCGTGCGTGAATGGCTCAACGTCATGGAGCCCGAAGTGTTCACGTTTAGCGGAGACAAGGGCGACGGCAAGGCCAAACTGTACTCGGCCATGGTCAAGCGCATGGAGCCGGAACTGCGCAGCTATGGCTACACCAATCGTGTGGAGAGCAAGGACGCCACGCAGAGCCACGGGGCCATGAACGTGTTCACGTTCCATCGCATCCAAGAGGCCTACGAGGACTTTCACGAGCACGCATCCGCGGGTGCCACGGGCAGCGGCAATGTTGCCACGAGCGTGGCCGCCGTGGGTGGCCTGGGCGCGGGCTTTGATCCCGATGGGGATTGGGGCATCTATCAGAGCAGCAAGGGGCGCAAGAAGCCCACTGTTATACGCCGATAGATCTTGCCTAGAAGGCTCAGACTATAAATACTTTTAACAGAAACTCTCTTTAGGAGATGTACCAATGGTAGACAAGATCAACGGCACCGTTTCGCCCGACCAGTTCCTCACTGGCGACCTCAACTTCTACACCGTCCGCACCACGCTCGACATTCGTCCGTCCGCTACCAAGGACATCAAGGACGAGGCTCAGCACCGTCTGGACAAGCTGGTTGAGACCATCAGCACCCGCGCACAGCCGATCATCATGGGCGCAGTGAAGATGACCATGGAAGCCAAGAGCAGCATCACCGATCTGCCGGCCGCTGCCGCAGCAACCGGTTCGGACGTCGCTGTTTACACCGTGCGTTTCGCAGTTGAGCACAACCTCACCTGGGAAGTCACCGGCAACAACCCCACTCTCGCAGAGACCCTCAACGGCGTTGCAGGCTTCGTGTTCGATTACCCGACCACTGAGAACAACGTTTCGGTGACTCTGGCAACCCTTCTGTAAGACCTTCCTCGGTTTACAGGTGTTCAGGAAGGCCCGTGGAGCAAAGCGCTCCACGGGTTTTTCTTTGAAGCCAAAGGATCAACAGCATGCGTGACATCATCAATATCATCAATGAGCTCAGCTTTGACGGCAAGGATCCCGCCATGCAACGGGCCTTTGACATCATGTGCAATGCGCTGGGAGTGCACGAAAGTGCGCAGGAAAATCTAGCCTACAAGCTGGAATACCGCGGCGGTGCCAAGAAGCGGATTGATCCCAGGGATCCACTCAACAAGTGGACGCCTCAGCAGTGGCAGGATCTGCACCTGCAGGTGGGTCAGTATTTTGATGTGGAGTTCGGAGACGGGGTGCTCGAGATCCGGCCCCTGCGCGGAACACCCTCGGCATAACTCTCTTCCGCCCGATGGCTGGTCGGAGAGACCAAGCCATGCGCCTGATGTTCTTAATTGACAAGTCTGGATTTTCAAGTTACTAAGAATCACCCCCAGGCGGGGGTGGTCTTAGTTCTTGGCATTCATTCTTGTCCACTAAGCACGTCAGTAGCCATTAATAGAGTGGAATCAACGATCACTCACTTGCGATCGTTGATATAGTCGGTGACATCACGTCCCACACTCTGGATCTCTAGCAGACCACCATCGGCATTGAACACTGCTCGATCAATGCAGTCGAGCCAACGGATCTCTCCATTGCGGATCACCCTGTGCAGGGTGCGGCTCACCGGATTGTCCGGACTCACCTGCGCCACATGGGCCAGCACTCGCTCACGATCCTCTTCCGGCATGAAGTCGATGAGGTGGCACTGGGTGCCCTGAGGAACGCCAAAGTATTCCCAGAACGTGTGGTTGGCAATCTTGATCTCAGCATGCTCGTTGAAGCTGCACACGAGGTCAATCGTGTTGTCCGTGAGAGTGCGATAGCGCTCCCTGCTGATGTTGAGGATCTGCTCAAAGTCCTTGAGATGCGTGACATCCCTGATCACCTTGATGCGAGCCTTTTCGTTCTTCCACTCCACGGGCTTGCCCGTGACAGCCACCTCCAACTCCAGTCCATCCTTGGTGGTGAACAGAGTCTCATAGCTGCGAGCGAGATCATAGTCCTTGTGCATCTCCCACACCTTGTCGCGCTCCATGGGATGCACAAAGTCCAGGGGATCCATGCGAGCAATCTCGCGCGCACTGTAGCCGGTCATCTCGCTGAGTCGGGGGTTCCAGCTGAGAATACCCTTGGTGTTGTGGATCAGCATGGCCTCGCTGCTGGCCTGGCCGAATGCCCTGAAGTGCTCCTCGCTCTCCTGTAGCTTGAGCTGAGCCTCACGCATGTCGGTGATGTCGCGGATCAGCACCACGTAGTGGAGGCTGTCGTCACTGCGGGTGAAGCCGTTGAGGCGAATGTCCATGTGGAAGTTGTGGCCACTGCGGTGGCGTCCGCGCAGGGAACTCATGAGACTGCGGAACTCGAGGCTACCAGGAGTGGTAAACGCTTGAGCCATGATGGGGAAGTCCAGCAGAGCCTGCCCCGTGTAGATGAGACCCATCATGCTCTGACCCACGATGAGGCGACTTTCCCAGCCGAAGATGCGCTCTGCGGCGGGGTTGAATGTTTCCACGATGCCGCGGTGATCCACCATGAACAGCGCATCGCTGAGAAGATCCGCTGTGGTGGCAATCTGCACACCATAGTCATCGATGCGGTCGCGGAGAGTTTCCGTGATATCCTGTGCCAATGTGACAGTGCCGGTGGCAGCGGACACGAATGCCCGCTGACTCACCTCTGCGAGTTGTTCCAGATCATCCACCCGTTGCTGCACAGCAGTTTTCGGAGCAGGCTGGAACAAGTATTTTAGGAAACCGATCACTTGAGCTTGGCCTTGATTTCCACCATGACCATCTGAAGGCTGTTGAGCGCCTCAGTGATTGTGATGGTACCCTTGTGGGCCTCTTCAATGATTTTCTCGATCCTGTTGTCCTTCTTCTCAATGTCCTTGACAAGACGGTGTCGATCCCACACGAGCAAACCCATAAAGGCAGCCATGAGGGCAATGATTGCGCCCGGACCTCCGCCCATGAGCGCTTGTAGGATGGTGCTGATGACTGATTCCATGATCACCCCCGGAGCCACGTTTCACGTATTTAGCGAAACCGGAGCCACGTGGTAACGGCACTTTTCCAGCGCTCGCATAAATATCAAACACAGCTTTAATGCCTAGCGGAGCGCCATATGCTTCTGGAAGAACTACTCGAAGACATCCTCCCGGTATTGCCGGCGGACCAGTTGGTGGAACATGCCACCCATACTTGGAGCCGCAGGAGCACCGGAGGGATTCGCCACACTCGCAGTGTGGTGGGTAGCAGCGCAGAGGTGAGTCGCAGGCGTTTTGTTTTCCGCAAGGGAGTGAGACTCAAGCGCTCTGGCTTCCGCATCTACAATCGGTGACGCATGAACGATTTGGATCTCCCCTCGCTGCTGGTCAACTATGGTGTTCCCAAGGATGCCGCAGTGCACCTGCAACAGAACATCGATGGTCGCGACCTCGTCACACTCACAAATGCTCTCAATGGCCCGAGCATCGGTGACAACTTCCGGGCCGTCTCCAAGATCCTCAGTAAATATGGGATCGCAATTCAAGAGGCCCACATGACTCAGTCTCCGGATCATCTCAGCGCCATGTTGCGCAGTGCTCGCAACACCGGCAACGCACACACCCAGGTTGAAGCTGCCATTGTGGAGTGGCTACAGCCGATCAGCGAGAGCAATGATCCGCTGGCACACATGTTGGCCCTGGAAGGTTACAACTATGTCACCAACGTTCAGGACACCCACTTGGGTGAGAAACTGATTGATTGGCTTGACGAGAACCAAGTAGACTATCTCACTAATGGCAGCGGCGAGTTCCAGATCAAGTGCCCCGATCGCGAGGGTGCTTACAGGGTCAGCGGCGCCATCACCCGTATCATGCACGCCCGCCCTGTGGTGCGTGACTCAGTTGAAGAGGAAACCGTCGTGAGCGAGAAGAACAACAAGGGCGCATCGCGCAGCGCTCCTCAGAACGTGGCCAAGTTCGCTGCACAGCAGCGTGGCAAGAGTGGCGCAGCCGGCGCACACAACAGCAAGGATCCCGCACGCAAGGATCCGCATGACCGCAAGGCCAAGCACAAGGGTCGCACCGATGAGTGCGACTTTGGGATCGGAGAGACGGTGATGGTGGGTGAGCACGAAGCTACCGTGAAGATCCCCAATGGTCCTGGCGGCACCGTGGGCGTGGTCATGGATGGCCAGCTCAGCATGGTTAGCGCTGGTGACGTGAGCCGCTTGGACGAGCGCGTGCTGGGCATCACCACCGTACCCAGCCCCTTGCTTCGCCTTCGTGAACTGGCAGGTCTAGCACCGGCCCCGGCTGTTCCCCCGAGCATGCCCAGCAGCACACCCCCGGCGCCCATGGGTGACATCACCATGGGTTCGGATATCGACGATCTCGGCGGCGACGTAGATCCGGCTCCCACGGACTTGGATGATCTCGGCAGCGAGCCACCCATGGGTGCACCGGAAATGGGCGGCGTGCCCGGCGATATCGGTTCCGATCCCGTGGAAGCTCCCGGCGGCCCCACCCTGGCACAGGGTGTGATGGCTCCCATGCAGAGCGAGGCTTTCAGCCAGATTGAGGATCACCTCAACGGCGTGCAGAGCATGCTGGGCGACGTCAAGCTGAGCGAGTACAAGAGCCTCGTCAAGAAGCTCGAGGACCTGGCTGGTCAAGTGCGCCTCATGGGCCGAGACTACCTCGGCGAGCGTAGGATGAAGCCATAATGCGTTTCAGGGAAATCAGGGGCGGTATTCAAGTGCCCGTGAGTAATGAGGAACAGGAGTTGCTGGAGCGCATCGAAAAGAGCTCCAGCACTCTCCGCAAGGACCTCAACGAACGTGAGCGTGAGCTGGCTCGTCTCATGGTGAGCCGCGGCGTGCTCAACCGTGTAAGGGACAGCGAGCAGCAGGTTCGCTATCTCATAAATGACTTGGAAGACCTCTGGAGGAACTGATGAGTGACTATCTGCCCCCGGGCATGCCCAGCCGCGCTGATGTTGACAGCATGGCCCGCATTCTCAGGATCATGAACGGCGAAACTGTGGAGCCCGAGCCCGTGCGCATGCACGGCGGTCAAACTGTGCATAACCCCATTGTGGTCACACAGGGCCCAACCTCGGCCGACACCGCTGCCATGGCAAAGATCCTTGAAGCGTTTCGTGGCGCCACTGAGGACACCGCAGTTAGCCTGCGCGAAGAGGCTGCTCGCAGCCCCCGCATGCAAGAGGCCATGGCCACTGTTGCCACACCCACCGGTGCAATCATCGACAAGTGGGAAGTGCGCGCTCGTGTGCAGGAAAGCGCCAGCAGCGGCAAGCAACGCAAGATTTACGATGTAATGAACCCACGTACTCGCGAAGTGGTGGCCGAGAAGTTGGTGATCTACGAGGCAGCCTTCGCCATTGTGCGACTGCTCAACAAGGGTCATGCGGCCAACAGCAGCAGAGTGCAGGAAGTGCTCACCCTGGAAGAAACCTTCCATCGCAACCGTCAGGATGCGGCTCGCTTCAAGCAGCGCTTTGAGCGTTGCAAGAGCTTGGGTGAAAAGGAAGCCGGCGATGTGTTCGAGGCGCGCTATCAGCGTGCGCGAGCAGAGGCACTGGTGGCTCACGATCAGGTCAAGAGCATTCTCGAGAGCATCCGCTAACTGCGGTTCCGCGGTGGGAACTATTTGGACGCCCTAGTATCCAGCTAGGGCGAATAAATAACTGTATGTTGAATTGCAACTTCCCACTACGGAAGGTTCACGATGAACATTGATGAACTAGCTAACAGCCCTCACTATCGTCTCAGCAAGATTCTAAACTTGCTGGAGACCATGTACGGCATCACGATTGACTTCGATGGTGCCGTTTCCGGTGAGGAGCTCGCACAGGTGTATGAGGAATTCGGGTCGGTGCGTGCGCAGATCATCAGTGAAGCGCATCACAACTCGTACAACCAAAATCCCGAGTACACCAAGGCTGTCTTGATCCAGGAAGCCATCCGTATTTTCCTCAGCGAAGTTGCTCCAAAGCGACGCCGCCGCAAGAAGAACTCTGCCTAAGGAGCACACCATGAACACCCAACAGAAGATTGAGAAGCTGAGCGCTCTCAAGGAGGCATACGAAGCCACTCAGGCTCGTCTCCTGAAGGCTCGTCAGCTGGAAGAACAGGCCAGCAGCACCCACCTCGCCACCCTGCTCGAGAGTGAGCTGGAGCGCGCAGAGCTGATCCTCGCTGCCAAGGACCTCAACGACAAGCTGCAGAAGATGGCTGAAGACCTCGCCAAGATGCAGGCCGATGCCATGCCGCTCAGCGACAACATGAAGGGCGTTTTTGGTCCCGAGCATGCTGCTTCGTTCGAGCAGAGTGTCACCGACGCACTCCAGAGTTCGCTGGCCGCTATTCGTGCAGCCAAGGACAGCGTGAACACCAGCATCCTCACCATCGAAGGCAAGATCTCCGATGAGGATCAGGCTCCCGCCAATGACATGAACATGAGCGACCCCGCTGGTGCCGACCCCATGGCCGGTGACAGCATGGGCGGCGAGGATCCCTTCGCATCCGCCGATGCCGGTGCTGATGCTGGCTCCGAGGACCCCTTTGCCGGCGCTGCCGCTGCCAGTGGTCCCGCTGATGAGCCCCTGGGCCGTGCACGTCGCGAAAGCGCTGTGAACCGCAAGCCCTCGCTCAAGGAGAGCGGTGAAGCCATTCTCGCAACTGAGAGCCTGGACAACCTCATCGACTGGCTGCTCACTGAAGCAAGCGCACAGATGCAGACCCCGCAGTTCAGGGACTTCGCGAAGAACGTTGCCAGCAAGGCTGCCAAGGATCCCGCACGTCTCGCAGGTTGGATTGGCCAGCGCAAGTATGGCGCCAGCCTCGCAGCTCAGCTGAGCCACCCCATCGAGGCTACCACCAGCAGCGAAGCAGTGAACCCCACCGAGGAAGCTGCCCGCGGCATCGCAGAGCAGATTGATGCCAACATTGCTGAGAACGGTCGCGGCCGTGCAGCGGAAGTGGTAGAGGCTTTCAACGCCCGCGGTCTCAACGAGGCTGAGGCAGCTGACATCCTCGCTGTGTTCGAGCAGATGTTCGGCACCAGCCCGGCCCACTACAGCATGAAGCGCATGCGCGAGGCCACCCCCATGGGCACCACTGGCACCACCGGCACTGCGCCGAAGAAGCCTGTGAACCCAGTCCAGCAGAAGCAGCAGCAGAGCGCCCTCAGCAAGATGGCAGGCGGCATGGCTTCGGACAAGAACATGGCCAACAAGCCCATCAGCAGCGCAATGAGCAGCATGGATGCTCAGGATCGCAGTGCAGTACAGGGCGTTGTGAACCAGATGAAGAAGGACGGCAAGAACCCTCAGAAGGTCAGCGACGTTGTGGCTGCCATGAGCGGTGAGGACGTTCAGGAGAGCGCCACTGCCCCCAACACGATGAACAAGGGCACTCCGATGAGCACGGATGCGGGCAAGCACAAGGCGAACACCAACCGCCCCAAGCAGACCAGCAACCAGAGCACCAAGCCTCTCAAGCCCACAGCCAAGGCCAGCGGCGTTCTCAAGAACGGCACCGTGAGCGAGGCTGAGATCCAGGAGAACATCAACGAGCCACATTGGCCCACCAACAGCGCTGGTCAGTACAAGGGCGAGCCCTTCAGCACCGACTATGGCAAGCTCAAGCCGGGCCGCAGCACCTACGCACAGAGCGGGGAAGAGACCAAGACCGATGGCGGTCCTCTCAAGCCCACCAGCAAGGGTGAAGACGTTGTGACTCAGGGCAAGGGTCCGGACAGCGCCAGTGGCGTCAAGGAGCCCAAGATGGCCAGCAAGAGCAGCGCTCCCAAGGGTGAATCCAAGGCAGAGCCCAAGGGTGAGTCCAAGAAGCCCGCTCCCTTCGAGAAGAAGGCCAGCGAGCCCAAGAAGGACGAGGCCGAGTAATGCGTTGGCACGAGATTGTCGGTGAGAGTGTCACCGACACTGCTCGTGGCGAGATTCTAAATATCCTGGCTCCCCTAAAGAGCCAGGGTACCACGAAGATCACCGTGAAGCAGATTCTGGACAATCTCAAAAGCGACCCCAAGTTCGCAGGCATCGACATTGATGCCAATTTTGTCATGGATGCTACCAAGAATCTCAAAGCAGTGGCCAAAATTCAACCCGATCCCGACATGGGCGGAGAGATGACTGCCTACTTGGACACCCCGGTGGGTACTCGCCAGGTTGATGCCAAGACTGCTGACAAGGAACAGGGTGACATCAAGAAGGCTGCCCTGCGCAGCGTGCAGAAGAAGATGAATTGATCATGATCAACGAAGGCCGCGGCGTACACAGCAGAATGGACCTCGACGGTCTCCGCATCACGATTGAAGTCCCTGCCGGTGGCACCCGTTCGGGTGTGGGCAAGGATGGCAAGCGCTGGGAGCACAAGGTCAAGGCTGCCTATGGATACATCCTGGGCACTCACAGTCCGGATGGAGAGCATCTGGATTGTTGGGTGCGCCGCAGCCCCAAGCACAACGCTGAGGTGTACGTGGTGCACCAGCGTACCCCGGATGGCGCTCGTTTCGACGAGGACAAGGTCATGCTCGGCTACAGCAGCAAGGATGAAGCCATCCGCGCTTTCAAAGCAGAGTGCTTCAAGCCCACCCAACAGTACGGTGGCGTCAGCGTGTTCACGATGGAGCACTTCAAGGTGGTGGCGTATCAGGCGCGCCGCAGCCGGGCCATGTTGGCCTCCGAAAGGAATTTCAGCCAATTCAAAGACGAGGGCCTACTGCCGGCTGGCATCAAGAGTCCCATTCAAATCGCACAGAAAGTGAGTGAGAGCATGAGCTACGCCGACCACACCATGATCAACTTCGAGGATCTCAACGCTGCAGACAGCGCGCTGGAGATCGCACAGCAGCATGGCCTGGATGCACACAAGGATGGTCACCACCTGTTCTTCACCGATGAGGATCAGCTGGAGCAATACATTGACATCATTGATCAGAATCAGATGCCAGCGAGCCTCCTAGGCGATCTGCACCACGCGCTGCCGGAGAGCCTAGAGCTCACCGAGGGCGCCATGGATGATGCCCTGGACAGCTTCAAGGGTGAGCTCAAGTCCAATGTGGACGGTGGCGCACTGGCTGTGGAGATTGCCAAGGAGTTTGGCGTCAACCCCAACGTGCTAGTTACGGCATTTGAGCGCCGCTATGGCAGCATGGCCGAGTGGCCCGCCAAGGCAGAAGCAGCTCGCACCAGCTATCTCAACGACAAGAAGACCAAGCAGGCCCACGCCAAGCAGGTGCATGCCAAGCCGGCCA